GATTAATCAAGGCATATCTTCAGTAGTGGTGACAGCTACCTCTGAAGGCACTGTTAATGTCACTATGGAACCACCTCCAACTTCTACAGCCTTTGGTTGGTGGTTATCAACAACATCTTATGGCGCTCAATTAAGAGCGTTATTAAGAGTAGTTGGTAATGTTGGATTGTTTATGCCAAGACTTCAAACAGGCGCAGGTTACTGGTGAGTGGATTTGACCTATCTAAAATTGAAACCACTCTAAATAGAGTTAAAGGTTTTAATAATAAGGTAGCGCAAGTAGGCATACCTAAAGGCCCTACTTATCCTTCTGATCGTGGTGGTCAACCTGTTGCATTTGTTGCAGCTATACAAGAATTTGGTGCGCCAGAAGCGAGCATTCCAGCTAGACCTTTTATAAGACCTGCTGTTAATAAAGATAAATCAGCTTGGGCGGATTATATTGGCAATAATATTATAAAAGTTATATTAGGTAAGACAACTGCTGATGATGTTTTATATAAAGTAGGATCAAAAGCACAATTATCTATTCAAGAATCAATTAAAAGTATTCATGAACCCGCATTAAGTCCTATTACTGTATTGCTTAGAAAGTGGCGAAAAGAAGGCGAAACGATTACCGGTAAAACGGTTGGCAAAGCGGCTCGTGATATTGATTCAGGTGTTGATGCTGGTAGTGATGATAAGCCATTAATAGATGATGGAATTTTATTATCATCCATTAATCACGCTGTAAATAAAAAAGGTTCGGAGTTTACAGTATGAATTTAAGAGGCATGGTTAATAAGTTTACACAAATTACCAATCCAAATACGAAAATTACTTGGAAGCAGTCGAATGGATATACAACTAATGCGGCAGGAAAGCGATTACCTAAATTTATAAATTTAACAATTGATGCTAATATTCAAGCGTTAAGTAGTACAGCTTTAACGCATACCAATGGCTTAAACATCGTTGTAACGATGCGTAGTGTTTATATGTATGGAAATGCACTTGCGGTTGTTAGAGCGGATCAATTGGGTGGAGATGAATTAATCTTTCCAGAAGTACCAGGAACAAGTGATAAAACTTGGTTAATAACAACTGTTGTTGAAACATGGCCTGATTGGTGTCATGTAATCGTTACTATGCAGAAGAACTAATATGTCTACAACAATGGATTTAACAGATCAAGATGTTTTTACTGCATTAGTAAGCTTTTTTGGCACGTTCTTGCCTACAGGCACACCAGTAGTGCAAGGACAAGAAAACCTTGTCTCTATGCCTCCTGAAGGCTTTGTAGTGATGACCAATGCAGGGTTAGATAGATTATCTTTTAATGTAGATAATTATTTCTCCGATACACAGCTAAAAACCATTTTAACGCCTACTCGATATACTATTCAGTTAGATTTTTATGGTCATTTATCTTCACAATGGGTAATGGAAACGATTGCATTATTTAGAGATGAATACAGCACTGAAATGTTCCCCGCAAACATACAGCCTTTATATGCGGATAATGCAATACAAATTCCATTAATCAATGGCGCGGAAAGATATGAACAAAGATGGTCATTAAAAGCAAATTTGCAATATAATCCGATTATTACAACAGACCAGCAGTCGGCATTAGAAATTAATATTAATCCATTGCCAATTGACCAAACCTTTTTACCCTAGGAGATTTTAATGAGTACCATTCCTTTTTCAAAAGTAGTATCAGTAGTACCCTCAGTCTTATCGGCTGGTGGCATTGCTGTTGATCTTAACGGATTAATGCTTACGCAAAATTCTTATGCACCTTATAACAGCATATTGACTTTTACTGATGCAGCATCTGTTAAAAGTTATTTTGGCTCTACTTCAACTGAAGCTACTTTAGCCAGTGTTTATTTCAATGGTTATTCTATTGGGACACAATTGCCTGGTAACTTGTTATTTGCTCGATATCCTGAAGCTGCTATTGCAGGTTGGTTAACAGGTGGCAACATCTCTGGTATTGCTTTAAGCACATTGCAAGCTTATACAGGAACTTTAGCAATCACTGTTGGTGGTGTTCTTCAAACATCAGGAACTATCAACCTAACAGGCGCTACAAGCTTTAGCAGTGCAGCAACTATTATTCAAGCAGCATTTACATCACCACCATTCGCAGTGACTTTTGATTCTGTTAAAGGTGGATTTATTTTTACTACGACAGCAACAGGTGAAACAGCAACGATTACGACTGCTGGCGTTGGTACATTAGCGACTAATCTACGATTAACAGCGGCTACTGGTGCGATTACTTCTCAAGGTGCAATCGCTGCTGTTCCTGCTGTATTTATGGATAATATTATCACTCAGAATCAAAACTGGGCGACATTCATGACTACATGGGAAGCATCATGGGTTGCGAGTAATGCAACTGTTAATGAAAAAGCACAGTTTGCAGATTGGAGTAATTCTGTTGCCCCACGCTACTTATATGTTTGCCAAGATTCAGATGTTAGTGCAAAAAATGCCGCATCAACCAGTACGTTTGGTGATTATTTACAATCTCTTGATTTGGTTGGTACATGCCCAGTATTCTCTAATGCTGGTGATGCTACTCTTGCTGCTTTCGTATGTGGTTATGCTGCTTCATTAAACTTCACAAGATTAAATGGTAGAGCAACATTATGCTTTAAAATCCAATCTGGTTTAGTGCCTTCAGTTACTAATTCAACTGATTATGCTGGCGTATTGGCTAATGGCTACAATGCTTATGCTTCTTTTGGATCTAATAACCCTGCTAATAATGAAAACTGGTTCACACCAGGTTCTGTTTCTGGACAATGGTTATGGGCAGATACTTACTTAAATCAAATCTGGTTGAATGCAAATCTTCAGTTAGCACTTGTTAATTTATTATTACAAGTAGGTTCAATTCCTTACAATAGCCAAGGAAATAGCTTGATTTATTCAGCTGCTTTAGATCCAATCAATGCTGCTATAAACTTTGGCGCTATTAGAGCAGGTATTAATGTTTCTGCTGCACAAGCTGCTGAGATACAATATGCATTAGGATTCAATGCTGCTCCAACTATCGCTGCACAAGGTTACTATTTGCAAATTGCACCTGCAACAGCACAAACTAGAGCTGCCAGACAATCTCCGCCAATTACGTTATATTATCAAGATGGCGAATCCGTGCAACAAATTACTCTTGCATCAATTGCAATTCAATAGGGATTAAATAATGGCTACAATTACTTCTGCCAATGCTGTATTAGCATTAGGTATTAATACATATTTTCCAGTACCGCAGATCATTCAAGGCTTTGCTGTTGATGATGCGTTTGAATCAGAGTCTGTACAACAGACTGAAGTGCTAATGGGTGTTGATGGTACATTATCTGGTGGTAAAGTATTCGTACCTTACAAAATGACAATCCATTTGCAAGCCGACTCTCCAAGTGTATTTTTATTTGATGCTTGGCGTAATGCTCAAAATGCGGCTGTTGATGCATTCTCTGCTTTTGGATCTATTAATCTTCCAAGCACCAGCATGATATACACACTAAACAATGGTTTCTTAACTTTAGCTACTCCATTCCCAGCAGCTAAAAAGACTTTAACACCATTGGTGTATGAAATTACTTGGCAATCCATTGTCGGTGGACAAGTTTAATGGCTCGTAAAGAATCTACATTTATAGCTGAATCAGGACGTGATAAGGGTAAACAATACCTTATCACTGAGATGCCAGCTACTCAAGCTGAATATTGGGCATTTAGAACCTTATTAGCTGTTGGTAATGCTGGCATTGAAATTCCTGAAGAATTAGCTTCTCAAGGTATGGCGGGTTTATTGGCGGTAGGTTATATGAACCTGCTTAAAATACCTTTCGAGTCTGCAAAGCCATTACTTGATGAAATGATGTTATGTGTTCAATATGTGCCATCAGCGAATATCAAACGTCCACTAATTGAAGATGATATAGAAGAAGTTGCCACTCGATTGCAGTTAAGAAAAGAAGTGTGGAATCTACACATGGATTTTTTTTTAACAGAAAACGAATCGACTTTGGAGTCAGAAATAGCGGAAAATATGTCAAACTCGTTGAGTATCAAGCCACGCCCCAAACGATAGCTACTGTTGTGTCGTCAAGGTTAGCAACACTCCATGAACTTGATACGGTTTATGGAGTGGAGGATTTATGGATACTTTTAGAGATAAATTCTGTTGATAGACACAATGCGTACCTAATGAATAAAGGATAAAAATGGCAACGGTTATTGATTCATTACTTATAGAACTAGGTCTTGATAGTTCTAAGTTTATGGCTTCTCAAAAGAAAGTCATAGATGCGCTCAAAGAGATTCAAGAAGAAAACGAAAAAACTTCAAAATCTGTCGTTGATAACGAAAAGAAAACGACTGTCGAAAATAAAAAAGCGGCAGACGAAAACAAAGCTGGTGAACAATCTACTAAAATTGCCAAAGAAAATCATTTAAATACTAAAAAGACAGTTGATGGATTTAGCAAAACTAGAGATGCTTTAATGTCTATAGGAACGGCTTATCTTGGATTGGCTGGTATAAAATCTTTAAGTAATATGATTGATGAAGTGGCTAAAAACACTTCAGAATTAGGAAGACAATCAACACTTCTTGGCGTACCTTCAAAAGATCTACAAAGTTGGGGCGCTGTTGGTAAAGTTGTAGGTGCAGCTGAAAAAGACGTAATAAGCTCATTGCAAAACATACAATCAGCAATGACTGACTTTGCTACCTCTGGTGGTGGAGTAGAAGCTCAAAGAGCTTTGCAGTATCTTAGATTAGATCCTAAAGATATCTCTAACTTTGATGTTGTATCAGCTAAAGTTAAAGAATATATTGCTGCTACTAAAGATGTAATGCCTGGTGGTGAAACAGCCGCCATACAAAGAGCATTTAAATACACGATGGAAGTTGGCTACAATGAAGCTACATTTAAAATGCTTATGCTTGGTCCAGACCAGCTTGGTAAATTACATGATAAATTTGTTGAATTAAGTCATTTAACGCCAGAGTTAACAGCAAAAACAGATCAATATAATGAATCTGTTGCTACCTTATCGCAATCATTCACAGGTCTACTTAATATATTGGCAGATACTAATATGCCATTTCTTACTCTATTATCTAATGGATTAAGCAATGCTATAGAATTTGCAGATAAATTAATTATTAAAATAAATAAATTTGATCCATTGGGATTAAACAAATGGATTCTTAGTCATCTTCCATCTTCAGAACCTAATACTGGCGCTGGAGGTCCTATAACCAATCCTGATGTAGCAAGAAAAAACTTTTCCAATATAGATAAAGAAAATAAACTTCCGGTTGGAACTTTAGATTTTATTTATAAACAAGAATCAGCCGGTGGAAAAGGCTCAATGGTATCTCCAGCAGGAGCAACAGGTCCATTTCAATTTATGCCTTCAACTGCTGCTGCATTTGGCATGTCAAGAGAAGATACATTTGATACTGCTAAGTCTTCTAAAGCCGCTGGTAGCCTAATGGGAAGGTTATTAGTAAAGTATAAAGGTGACATAGATAAAGCTTTAGCTGGATATAATTGGGGTGAAGGAAATGTTGATAAAAAAGGAATGGGAAATCTTCCTCTTGAAACCAAGAAATACATAGCTAATTATCATAATATGATAGGATCGGGAACCAATGTTCCTAC